TTTCTGTGTTTCAGATCTGAATTGCAAATGGTGCATTATGAGGAAGGTTACTCCGGGGACAGCAGGCAAGTATAAAATCAAGGATTTACTTTGGAAACCAAGAAGGAGGGCAAAATGAGCAGATACATTGATGCGGATGCGTTAGAACAACACAAATTCGTAAGTTGGACAATGCCTGAATTTTTTAATGAAAGGTCACTTGAACAACAAGCGTATCAACTTGGATGGAATAATGCTATTGAAGCAATTATGGAAAATGAGCCGACAGCCGATGTGGTTGAGGTCGTGAGATGTGAGGAGTGCAGATATTGGGATAATCGCTTTGATGTTATGGTGTGCAATCTTACAGACGGAATGAAAGGAGCAAGTGACTATTGTAGTTATGGAGAAAGGAGAGAAGATGACAAGGGATGAAGCGATCGCCTATGGCAAGGAACAACTTGAGATATTTGGCGGAACGCATCGTGAGTTTATCCTCATGGCAATAGAAGCACTTGAACAATATGAGAATGCGTTTGAACACGGCTATACAGAAGCAGAGAGCAAGTACAGAGAAATCCTTGAGCGTAAGCGTGGGGAGTGGATAGACCAAGTGATAGAAGATGAACTTCTCGCACAAAAATGTTCCATATGTGGTTATTTGGAATATGTGTATGGAAGACCGAACTACTGTTCCAACTGCGGTGCGGAGATGAGAGGAGAAAAAGATGGAGTGTAATTTTATTCAGTTAGTGGTTGGAACTAAAGACAATGTGAATTGTATACTTTACAAGCCGATTAAAAAGGCACATTGGGAAATTGATAGCAACGATAAATATAGGCATAGACGATATTGCTCTAACTGTAACCAAACTAACTCTTGGGGAGAAGTTCCGTTTTGTCCTTGGTGTGGAGCTGACATGAGAGGTGACAATGTTTAGGTTATTGTTCGCTGTAATAGCTGCAGCTGTGATCCTGCTTCTGGTGATCGTGACCATTGCCGGAGTTCTGGAAGCAAAAGAGATGGAATGGCAGAATAAAACCATCATCAAGCAGGAAAAAGAAGAGGATGATGAACTATTACAGTAAATTACAGTAAGGAGTGTGATATTATGCTACTGGAAGAAAGTTCAATTTTTTGCTTGCTTTTAGTTGAACCACCTCCTTTCTTGTTAATATTTAGGTTGTACGCAAAGAGAATCAGACCCCATCTGGTTCTTTTTGTATTTAGGTGATAATTATGGCTAATAATACTCAAAACTTAAGACCGGTGCGAAGCAAGGAAGAAGCAAGGGAAAGAGGAGCTAAAGGCGGAAAGGCTTCAGGAGAAGCCAGAAGGGCAAGAAGAACCTTGAAGGAAGAACTCCTCCTGATGCTGTCAGATCCGGAAGTGCAGGAGAAACTTTCTGCTGCGATCATGAAGAAGGGCATGGATGGAGACATCCGGGCTTTTGAAGTGATAAGGGACACCATAGGCGAAAAACCTAAGGATGTGTTCGACATAAACTCGAATGAGATAAACATAAGGATCACTGACGATGATTAACCTGAGTTTATCAAGTAAACTATTTGCGCCTAAGTTTAGACCTTATCTTACAGACTATTCACACAGATGGGAAATGTATATGGGCTCTGCCGGTTCCGGCAAGAGCTTTTTTATTACCCAGAAGTTACTGGTCCGGGCGCTAATGCACCCCTCCGCCCGGATCGCTGTCTGTAGGCGGTATGGCACAACACTGAGGAACTCATGCTTTGCACTCTTTAAGGACATCCTTAAGAGCTGGAAGATTAAGCAATACTGCAATGTCAGAGAGACAGATATGCGCATCACCCTGCCGAATGGTTCAGAGTTTATCTTCATTGGTTTGGATGATGAAGAGAAGCTCCTCTCCATTGCAACTATGGATGCAATCTTTGTGGAAGAGGCTTATGAAGTTCCTAAGGAGATCATAGACCAGATTAACCTCAGACTTAGAGGCGGGCATGAGCAGCAGATTATCCTGGCATGGAACCCGATCAGCCGGAACTCTTACCTCTATGAGCTGTGGAGTGACCCTCCGGCTGGATCCATTTGCATTCATTCCACCTACAAGGATAACCCATTCCTTGATGATGTTTACATTGCTTCTCTGGAAGAGCTGCGGAGCCGTAACCCACAGAAGGCCCGGATCTACTGCGATGGTGAGTGGGGAGTTAACACAGATGGCCTTGTGTTCAAGAACTGGAAGGTGGAAGAGTTTGATGAAATGGAACTTGCAAAGACCTTACGCAGAAGATGCGGTATGGACTTTGGTTATCAGGATCCATCAGCCATAGTGGACAGCCTCTATGATGAAGCCAACAAACGCATCTATGTGAGCAATGAGTTCTACAAGACCGGGCAGACATTAGATGAACTGGCAGAGGCGATCAGGCGGATGCACATGGAGAAGAGTAAGATCCAGTGCGATGCAGCAGAGCCTAGGACAATAGACTTCTTCAAGCGCCAGTACATCAATGCGGTGCCTTGCGTAAAGGGTCCTAACTCAGTTGAGGCCCGGATAATGTTCCTCCAGAACCATGAAATCATAGTACATCCAAGATGTACCAATGTGATTATGGAGCTGGAGAACTTTAGTTATGTTAAGGACCGCAAGACCGGGGAATATACAGACAACACAACACATGAGTATAGCCACAGCCTTGATGCTTTGGGCTATGCATATTCAGATATATACACAAGAAGCAAACTAAGGACCTTTGACAAAGGAGTATTGGGATTATGATCCAGTTTTATTTGCGTAAAGATGAACCTATCACAACACTGCAGTTGGGCGATATTGTCAGCTCATTCTTAACAAACTGCATGCCAGCCATGAAAAAGAGATATAACTACTACATTGGACAGCAGAAGATCCTGCAGAAGGTAAGCGAGGATCCTAACCGCCCTTGCAACAACATTGTGTGCAACTTTGTTAAGAACATTGTAAACACCTATGAAGGCTATGCGGTTGGTGTTCCGGTTACATATGCCTCAGATGATGAAGGCTTTGAACATCTGGAGGATATACTTAAGTATAACGATGTAGCCGATGAAGATGCAGAGCTCTTCCGCAATGGCCTGATCTATGGCAGGGCTGCAGAGATCTGTTACCTGGATGAAGATAAGAATGAGCGCTTCAAAGTACTCGACAGCATGGGAACTATCCCGGTATATGATGATACCTTGGATGGCAACCTGATCTATGCAATCCGGCTGTGGAAGGAGAACATTGGAGCATCACTTAATGACACATACATGGCAGAAGTCTATGATGACCGCTATGTAACCAAATACAAAAGCGCTGAGGGCTTTCAGTCATTCCAGTTTGTATCTCAGGAACTTCATGGATTCCTTCAGGTGCCTATCACATTCTTCTCCCTGAACACAGAAGAGGAAGGCATTGCAGATACCATCTTCTCCCTTCAGGATGCATACAACTCCCTGATCAGCGACAGCATTGATGATTGGGATGCTTTCTGTGATGCTTACTTAGTTCTTAAGGGAGCAGTAGCAGATGGCGAAGATCTGGAGAACATGAAGGCATACAGAACCCTCATGTTAGATGCGGATGCCTCTGCTGAATACCTGGTTAAGAACACCTCCTCCACAGAGATCGAGCACCTCATGGATGCGGTAGAGGAGAAGATCAGAGAGATGAGTGCTTGCCCTAACTTTGCCAGTGAGAACTTTGGCACAAGTTCCGGCATAGCAATCAGATATAGATGCATGGCCCTGGAGAATAACACTGCCTCCATACTAAATAACTTTAAGAAGGCCCTGCAGAGGCGCATAGAACTCTTAGCTGAAACACTCATGGACTCAGAAGCGCTCTGGAGGGATGTCAGCATTACCTTTACCAGAAATCTGCCGATTAACACCAGTGACATTGCAAGTGAGATCAATCAGCTCCGGGGCCTTGTTTCTGACAGAACGCTTCTTGCACAGCTTCCGTTCATTACAGATGTGGAAGAAGAGATGGAAGAGATCAAGAGACAGAAGCTGGAGAACTTAGAGGTTTATACATTTGCTTCCCCTGCAGAGGAGGTAGAGGATGGCACTGAAGAGGAATAAGTACTGGAGAGACAGATATGCCAGGGAGATCATAGATCTGTATGATAAAGAGCTGGCAATGGTAGCCGAAGATCTCATGAAGATCTACAACATCACAGCGGAGCAGATCATCAATGAAATGATGATGGTATATCAAGACATCATCAATGACTCTGTAGATGGCAAGCTTCATGTGAATGACCTGTACAGATATAACCGCTACTATAAGCTCCTCTCTTCCATGCAGAAACGCATGACCGCATTAGGCAATAAAGAGATCAAGTTAATTGAGCCGGTGCTGATGGACATGTACAAGAAAACTCAAGAGATGGTCAGCAATGAGTTTGGCTTAATTGACTACTTTAACGAGATAGAAGCAGAGAGAGCTATCAACATGGTATGGTGCTCTGATGGGCGCAACTGGTCAGATAGGCTGTGGAATAACAAAGGGCTTCTGCTGAATGACTTACAGCAGGGGCTTTTTGATGCCATAGCAAACGGAACCGGTGTTAGACCATTAAGGGATAAGCTCACCAAAGACTTTAACTTGAAAGGCAACTATGTTGCCGAGAGGCTTGTGCGGACTGAGCTGAGTTACTGCCATAACAAGGCAGCCTTAGACAGATACCGCCAGGCAGGCATAGAGTACTATGAGGTAGAGGACACAGAGGACTGGCCCGGATCCGGAAAGCATCCGGAGAGGGAGTGCATGGAGTGCAAGCGAATCTCTGATGAATCGCCTTACAAAATAAGCATGGCAGCATTTGGAGTGAATTGTCCGCCAATCCATCCAAACTGCAGATGCACGATCATTCCGGTTATTGAAGGGCTGTAAGCCCTTTTTTAATGCGTATATATTCGAGGGCTCAGTAGGAGAACTCAGCAGAGGGCAGAGAGATCTGAACTCAGAAAGGAAAAAAGAATATGGAAGAAAACAAAGCGCTTGAAACTCAGGAATTAGAAGAGGGTCAGGACACCAAGACTTACTCGCAGGCAGAGGTTGATGCATTGCTTCAGGCAGAGACTGACCGAAGAGTAACATCTGCTTTAAAGAAGGCAGAGGAAAAGAACAAGGCCAAAGTGAAAGAGGCTGAGAAACTCGCAGCAATGAACTCCCAGCAGAAGTACGAATACGAACTGGAGCAGAGGGAGAAGGCCATTGTTGAGAAAGAAAGAGCCCTTGCATTGGCAGAGAACAAAAATGAAGCAGCTAAAATCTTAGAAGAGAAGGGCTTAAGCCTTCAGCTCGTTGACTTTGTAGTGGCTGAGGATGCCGAGACAATGAATGCTAACATCAAACTACTTGATAAGGCATTTAAGTCATCTGTTAAGGCAGAGGTAGAGAAGAGACTGGGAACCAACATTCCTAAGAAGAACCTCCCTCCGGATGAAGCCATCAACAGAGAGCAGTTCCGCAAGATGTCACTTGCAGAGCAGGCAGAGCTGTATAGGACTAACCCTGAACTCTACAATCAACTTACGAAAGGATAAAAGAGAAAATGGCAAATACAGTTTATGCTAACAAGGTAATCGAAAACAAAATGGCTGACATGCTTACAACTAAGTTAGACATGGCTCAGTTCTTCACAACTGACTACTCTCTGACAGAAGCTGCAGGCATGGTCAAAGAGATCCACACTTATACCGCTTCCGGTAACGTAGAGCGTCTGAATCAGGGAGTTGGCAACACTTCCGTAATCGAGGGAAGTTTTGCTTCCGCTCCGTACACAGTAAAGGTCCTTCAGGGCAAAGGTGTGTACTATGACGAAGAAGCTATGAAGGATCCGTTCATCGTTGATGTCATCATGAGAGGCATGGCAGACAAGATGGTTAACCAGATCGCAGCAGAAGCAGTTACAGAGTTTGGCACAGCTACTCTTACCCAGGCATGTGACTTCTCCACAACTTCCAGCAGCTATGTATTCAACGCAATCGTTGATGCAATCGGCAAGCTGAATGTTGAGCAGGAAGAAGGCTTCTTCATCCTTGCTAACCCATCCGCTCAGGCATATCTCCGCAAAGGCTTAGGCCAGGATCTCAAATATGTAGAGGCATTTGCTAAGACCGGTTACATCGGCTCTGTAGTAGGCCTTCCGCTCTTCATCACCAAAGCAGTTCCGAGCAGCACAATGTTCATTGCGAACAGAGAAGCTGTCACGAACTTTATTAAGAGAGGTGTTGAAGTAGAGCAGGAAAGAGATGCTGACACCAGAAAGAACAGCCTTTTCATCCGTCAGTGCAATGTTGTTGCTCTTACGGATGCAACAAAAGTTGTTAAACTCGCACCAAGCGCATAATTCAGGAGGTAGGCAATGGCACTCTTAGATAACATCAAAACAGAATTAGGTATCAGCGATACCAGCAAAGATGATCTGCTGTCATTGCTTATTACCAATGAGCAGACAAATGCTCAAACCATTACCCATGACGAAAACCTTGAAGATGATGTCCTGATCCAGAAGATGGTGATCTGGAGATACAACACTCTTGGATCCGAGGGACTTACAGCAGAGAACTACAGCGGAGTAAGTTATTCTTATACCGCTGACTACCCTGCTGATATTGATAGGCTTCTGAAATCCCACAGAAAGATTAGAGTAATTAAAAATGCTCAATCGTGAAATGGTAGCTGTAACTCTCCAGTCGTTCTCCAGTGAGCTGGACAGTTACGGACAGAAGCAGATCTCCCCGGCAAAGGACTTCATTGACATGGTGATCAAGCCATACAGCAATGCCAATGTAGAGGACCCACGCTTTGAGGATGTGGAGATCATTGGACTCACTAAAGCTGAGGTTTCCATTAACAACCGGATTATGCTTTCCTCCGGAGAGACTTATGAAGTACTTCATGTACAGCCGGGGGAAAGATATAACCAGGTATTCATGAGGCGGAGAGCATGAGTAAGTTTGTAATAGGTCTTGAGCAGCTTAATCTGACAATCGAGCAGATGAAGAATGCAGACCTAAGCATTCCATTAGGCAGAGCCGGTGCTCTGGTGGAAGGGGAAGCAAAAAAGAATGTGACCGGATGGGGAATGGGAGGAAATGGAGAACTAAGGAACTCCATCCTCTATACAGTCAATGACAACAAGGTGGATATAGGCACCAATGTCTACTATGCGCCTTATGTTGAGTATGGCACTGGTTTATTTGGTCCTGCAGGGGCAAGGATATACCCAAGACATGCAAAGGCACTCCATTGGGTAGACAGAGATGGCGAACACTTTGCTAAATCTGTCAAGGGTATGAAGCCAAGACCATTCATGCATCCGGCACTTACTCAGAACCGCACAAAGGTATTGGAAATCTTCAGGAACTATTTCAGAGGTTTGAAATGATTGATTACAACAAAGAAGTAAAGGAAGCGCTTGATCAGGTGCTTCCTGCTTATTATGAACTCTTTGCGGATGGATCCATTCCGCTCCCTGCTATCACTTATCAGGAGTACAGCAACTATGATGCAGCATGGAGCATGGAAACTACCGGCATTGGCTACAGTTACATACAGTTTATGGTAAAGGTTTGGGCGAATAGCAAAGCAGATGCAGAAACCTATGCGCTTCAGGCAGATCTGGCTATGCGGAAACTTGGATTCCACAGAGTTTCTGGTGATGAAATGGTTGTGGATAACCAGATATGCAAGCTTAATCTTTATGAAGCGCTGGCAAAAGAACAATACGAACAAGGAGAATAATAAATGGCAGGATATATCACAAAGGGCATGAAGCTCTCCTACAGCTCTGACGGAAGTTCCTACACTGACCTTGTAGGCCTTCAGGAGTTTCCGGATCTGGGCGGAAACAAGGACTCTGTTGAAGTAACAACATTTGATGATGGTGCTCATGTATACCGCAATGGTATTGAGAACTATGGAGACAGCATTTCCTTCACATTCCTTCACAACACCACACAGTTCACAACAATGGCTGCATGGACCGGAGAAATGTTCTGGAAGCTGTCCATCACTGATGGTGAAAATGATGCAATTGACACAACTGCTACATGGAAGGGCGAGCCTTCTGTACAGTTCAATGGCAAAGGCATCAATGAAGCTCTGACAGATACTCTTAATATCACACCAACCACAGCTATCACATTTAGCTGAAGCTGATGGTAATGGAGGGGAGGAAGGTTTACTTTGCTTTCTCCTCCCTTCCTCCCACTTAAAAAGGAGAAAGATATGTATTACGAATTTAC